ATCGTTGATCAACTACAGAAGGCGTAAGGACCATACCCACCTGCTACACTGAACGCTCTAACTCTTACAAACAGCCTTCTTAGCAACGTCAACGACAAGCTCCTTGAGCACAGAGAATGAATCATAGACAGTATGATCTATCTCACTAATGTCACGTATATTCATGTTTGACACCATAACGCGGAAAGCGTGTGGTTTCTCCTTTTGCGTGACGATCCTCCTAAGTCTCTTACTTGGTACGAATCCTCCGAGTATCCTAGCATTAAGGTGCTGAGCTTGAGATACAGTATGACACAATAAGACATCTTTGGCACGCATAGACCTCCAGTCGCGTAGAATCGTATCTAAGACCTGGTCATAAGCATCCTCTTCTTCTTGTTGAGTCATACCTACCTCTCTCTTTCTGAAGAATCCAGTCTTCTCATACCAGTCATCTATATCATGCAAGTAATCAAGCTGTGTAGACAGTGTAGATTTACCTCCCATAGCTGGTATCAAGATAACTGGGACACTGGACGGACACTGCAGATAAGCTTCGAGTTGCTCCCTCACTATCCGAATAGCGCGGTAGCATCTTTCAACATTCCACGGGTTAGTCAATCCAGTCACCATCTCAGAAAGCAACTTCTCCGCGGCATATGTAGCCAGAATGTAGTCTAAGATATAATGCCACCTATTCCTTTCCTCAGTAAGGTTCTTCAGTTCAGTTCCTATGGACATGTTCTGAGAATTGTTTATTATGACCTGAACATACTTCCTGACTCCCATGGGGTACAAACAAGCACCTACAAGCACGTACAAGAGATGACCAGACACCGACCTTCTTTCCTTGAATTTGTCGTTGAGTGTCCTGTAATCTCCTCTGCTTCCTATGCCAACGATTCCATACTTCTTTGCATGTGTGTCGATAACTTCCTTTCTAACTGTGTACACCCGGTCTTGATCATCAGGGAAGTAGTTGAGTTTCAGATGTGTTGACACCGCTTTTACCATCTCAGTAGTAACAGACGTCTCTTGCTCGTACGTATGCCTAGGTCGCGTGGCAAGCACTACGCTATACAGTGAATCACCAACGTAATCCATTTGAGATACAGCAAACATGTGCCACAGTGGTTGTAACGTGCAGTCATGTCTAGTCACATCATCTAAAATATCGACAGAGAAATCACTGTACTCACGACCATCAATGACAGTGCCAAATGTTTCACCTTGTCTTTCGAGACCACCGTACTCTAGAGTGACGATTGCTCCTTGCGACACTTTCTTGAAGATTTGATCTTTATTACCGATGTTGAGAGCATTTGACAGACTGAACAATGCAACCATCTTGTCACTAGGTACTTGCAAAAAGTCATTTGGCGATACCTTCTTGGAGACAGCCTCCTGCAACCGCATAGAGACAACTCTAAGATCCAAAGAATAGTTGCTATCTCTCAACTTGTTGTAAGTCTGATCGACCAAACTGATGTACTGCTCAGTGGCGATGTAGGCATCGATGACTTCAGTTATCCATCCGACACACCTGGTCTCATGTGAATCCAACCTGTTGAAAGCCTGCAACTTTATCTTGGTTCCAGCTATATACCTAGTCTGACTGTTTTGATACTCTGGCCTTAACTTAACATGACAAAACACTTTCGTAAACTTTGCGAGGCAAGCATTAAGAAAAGTCTTAGCTAGATCATACTCACTTGAGACTACAGTGTTCCATTCTTCTCTACTCATACCAGAAGGTCTCAACTTCCTGACATCCCAGATAACCATGACCCTAGATGAATCTTCGATGTAAGTAAGCAAAGACGCCGCATTATCAACAGTGACATAGTTATTGATGTGTTGACATGGATACAGAGGCACCTGCCGATCAATGCAAACCCACTTACTCTTTGAATTTACTTTGGAATAGTGATTAACCCAATCTCCTGGTGCTCCTCCGACATATATGATTAGGTTGGGTTGTACAGCAAGTATTTCTGGTTGAGTACTCCAAAGTAGTTTTAGCTGTCCACCGCGGTACAACTGAATTGGCCTATCATATGGATTGGAAGTACTTACTGATGCAACGTCAATCTGCCTGCTGGATATTCTGAAAAGACTGGGCTCTCTCAAATCATTCAAGACTGCTTCTTGACCTCCTTTTAGGGTAATGTTCCTTATCCTTGCGAAACCGAGTGGTTTGTCTTGCCGAATATGAACAAAATCCTGTATGATCTCGTCTCTAATAGTATCTACTGGAAGGTCAACTATTGGAAACTTCAACCGAATGTGTTGTCCATCAACTAAATCATCTATCATAAAATCACTTTCCAATGTGTACAGCTGGCAGTCTATATCCTCTCTAACCTTATACTCCGCTTGTCTGAATTCTGATCCAATTTGTACCGTGTCTTTTCGCATGAATATCTCACGTAACATGTCACCGACTTGAGATCGAGTTACCTTCTTGGTCTTGTTGATAAGATCAGCTAGCATCGGTGAGGTTGTAAGTATCTCTTGACCTGGGTAAGCAAAGATAAAAGCATGTCTCATAACAATTTGATTCGCATTGGATCCAGTACTAATGATGGGTAGAATTCCTCTCTTCCTACGCAATTGAGTCTGCTGGTCGAGTTCATCATGAGTAACGTATCTAGCAATGGGAATATCAAAATCATTAAGGCGCGATTTGAGCAGAGTCATTCAGCCAGTATGAGTGGGACACTTTCTGTAGC